GGAAGTCGTTCGCAAAGAGGTAAAGCACGCTTTATATTCATTGCCCCATTCAGTCTGAACATAATTGAGAAGACATTCTTGTATCCCCTAATGGAAATTATTAGATCTCGACAGATCGACTTCTTTGCAGCATGGGAAGGATTCACCGAAGTGGAACTAGGTTTCCAACGACAGAATTTCTTCGATGGGGACATCTTCGTTCAGCAAGACTACACTGCTATGGATAAGTCTCTCAACAATACTACTATCGAAATATTTCTTGCCATAGTGTTACCTGTTTTTCAAAAACAACACCAAGAGAGTTTAAAAGATTTAGTATATCATATTTTCGACATACCAATTATGACTTCCTTAGGTAAAATGGTAGTCGGAAGACATGGAATGCCAAGCGGTTCTGGATTCACTAATTTCTTTGAGTCTATTATTTCCTACTATGTATGGAAACTGAATGTCAAAAATTCATTAAGAATAGCCAAAGCTCAAGGATTAGGAGACGATTTAGCATTCTCAATACAAGCATGGGCCGAACTCAGAGCTGACAAAGAAATGTACGAGATCTGGATAGAAACAATGATTGATACCATTGTGCCCGATGTAATATCTGACACAAGTGCCTCTATAGGTTTAACAGTCCAACCTGAAAAACAACTAGTTGACAGATACACGACAATTTACCTTCAAAGATTCTTCGACATTCGTATACCAAACACGGATGGCTTAGTTCTAGGTATGTACCCCAGTATTCTGGCACTTAATACTGCGATGAACCCAGAGAGATTTCACGATCCTCGAAAATGGAGTAGCAAGATGGAGATACTTCGCTGGATTATGATCTTAGAGAACTGTAAAAACCTACCGTACTTTGAAGATCTAGTTCATTTCTTTATAGAAGGAGACAAGTTCAAAATGACTTGAAATTCCAGATTTCTTTATAACGTTACCGTCAATTTATGAAGATTCAAAACTAATTAAAGGCTTTTTACCTACTTATAACCAAGAAGGACTTGATCGAGGAATCAATGACTTTGCGACAGTTAAGTATTTAAAGAAGTTGGCTAGCCA